GCCATTGTCATGTCGCAGATAGAGGTAGCGAGACAACTGATGAGTGTTGTCGATACGTTGGCCTTATGGTCTTCCTTGCTGCCTTTATGGGCAAGGAGAGCGGCATCACCGAAGGCGCCCAGGGCCAGAGCAACCCGGATCAGAAGGTCGCTGTCTATCTCGGAGATATGCAGCAGGCCGCCGAGCGTATCGAATACACTTCTCAGATGTATCGTGAGCTCCATGTCCGCCTTGGCAAGCGCTTCGTAGATGGCGTAAAGGCCAACATGTCGCAGAAGATGGCCGTCCAGGTTATCGGAATGAACGGCGTCGAATGGGACGAGCTCCGCAAGGAGGAATTGACCGAGTTCGATATCAGCATCACCGGCGGCAGCGCCCAGAAGAAGATCGAGGAAATGCGGAGCCAGAAGCAGGAAGCCACTCTTGGCATGATTATCAAGGACCCTGCCCTTAAAGCGCGCGTTAATCCTGATTGGCTGACCGAAGCCGTCTTGCGCCATGGAGACTTCTCCGACGAAGAAATCAAGCGCGCCCTCGATATCAATAACTTCGGCGACCAGGAAATTATGTCCGAGGCCGCCAAGGCTATCGAGGAAATCCTTGAAGGCCAGAAGCCTAAGCTCAATAAGGGAGCAACGAGCGGCTTCATGCAGAAGATCGTCGATTTCGCCGCTGAGAATGACATGGACTCGAAGACCTACGACGCCCTCATGAACTACGCCATGGCCCATATCGATATTGCGACGAAGAACATGGAACGGAAGGCCAAGTCCATTCTAGCGACCCAGCAGCCTGGAATCATGCCTCAGGCACCTCTCGCGCCCGCTGGAGCGCCTATGCCGCCGCAAGCCCCTGGTATGCCGCCAATGCCTCAATCTGCCCCCGTAGCGGCTCCTATGAACCCATTATAGTAATATGCCAAGCCTTATCAACCTACTCGATACACTCAGGAAAGAGCATGAAAACCCGGATGAGCGGGATGCTGAGGATATGGCCTTATGGGCTGAAAAGATTTCTGAAATCGTTTCAATCCAGAGCTTGGAGCAGATCGAGGGTATTCGGCTGGTCATTACCAAATTTACTAGTGAGATCAAGCAGATCAACGAGAAGATCCTTTCTGACCGGGATATGAGCCAGGAAGAACGAAAGAACCTTTTCGACAAGCGCGCCTTTATGCTTACCTTCATCGGCATATTCATGAGCGCCAAGGCCGAAGAGGAAAGCCTGGCTAAAACGCTCCAAGAAAATATCGAGCATTTAAGAAATATTGAAATTTAAACCTATGCACCTCGGAGATTTCCAACTTAAAGACGGCAAGATAGCAGGGGAGCGCAAGCGCGGCCTTTTGGAGCGCGTAATCCTGCTCCCGTATCTTGTCTTTAAATTCTTTACCCAGCAGCGCCGCGAACAGAAAGAAGCCGCTCAAGATATCAAGATCGGCGATTTCATTTTAAAAAATCGCAACCTTCTTGTCATAGTATGCGACCCGAAGTCAGACAAGCTCCTTGCGGCCTATAAAGGCAAGGTCGTTGTAAACCAGATCCGGTCCGCCGGCGGCAAAGAGGAGGATGTCGTTAAGACCGTCCTCAAGCACTCGACCTTCAAGCGGTATATCGATCACCTTATCCTGGCTATCGCTTACTCGCTGGAGATGAAGATAGAGCAGGGAAACCTGTTCTTCCAATGGATCGACGGAGCTTTGTTTGCTCTTTCTAAGGCTCTCCCTATCAAGCATAAGTCCAAGGTAGACACACTGAATGAGGCACTCGCGGAGCTTAATCGTAAAAAGAACCTTATTAACAAGGATTCTGCTAATAATTAACCCATTTCTATATGCCCATCTCACCAGAAGTGAAAGCGAAGAAAGCGGTCATCGCTGAGCTCAAGAAGCTCAAGGTTGACCATAACGAAGGCGCAAGCCTTGAAGACCTCCAGGGTCTCTTAGAAAGCTCGAAGGCTGCGGCCGCTCCGGCTGCTCCAGAAGCATCCCCGGACCCAGTCCCGGCAGCTCCTGCTCCTGAGGCTGAACCGGAATCCGGCGAGAAGAAAAAGAAAGGCCCAGCGACCGGATTGTTCGTGGTTATCCGCCGCTCCCCGGAACATTCTTTCGAGGTCTATTCGAACGACCTTGATTTGCCAGCCGGCGCGTTGCTAATCCATCCCGCTTGTTCTCAGGAAGAGGCAGGATCGGTAATGTCCCGCCAGCAGGTCCACTTGAAGCGGCGCTAGTTCTCTCGCGCCGGCTCCTTGAAAAGCCAATACAAAACCATCACAACGACTTTGATGTCCTCGGCCGAGGCATTAAAGAGGGTTTCGTGATGGTCTCCCTCTTTAATCCTTTAGGCGATGACATCAGTTGTCGCCTTTTTGTTTGTTTTTTCGAAAAACAATCTGCTTGAGAGAGCATATAACTCCTTAATACGGCTGTTAGAGTTCGGCCCTCATAATAAAAAACCTATGACTGAAGAAATTCAGAATGAGGCTGGTCAAGAGCCCCAAGAGCCGGTTGATGCCGAGACTCGTGAAATCTTGGAAGGCCTCCGCAAGGACGGCCACGAGGTAGAGATACCTGGTGAAGTTGTCGAGAAGAAGGACGAGCCCGCCGCTCCTGAAAAGACGGAAGAGAAGAAAGCCGAAGCTGAACCTGAAAAGGTTGAGCCTAAGCCGGAAGATCAGCCTGACAAGAAGGAAGACGATGGCAAAGCCTCTAAGGAACCGAAAGAACCGCGCTATATCCCAACCTGGCAGCACAAGATCGCTGAGAAGAATTGGGAGAAGGAAAAATCGGGACTGCTCGACAAGATCGCAACCTTACAAACCAACCCTTCGGGAACCCAATCCCAGGAGCAGAAAGAAGCCCTCGGCGATATCCAAAGCACCATCGACAAGCTCGTTGAAGAACGCGGCTATGACGAAGGTGTTAAAGACCTTATCGCCGACGTCGTAAAGATTGTCAAAGCGGCCACGCCGTCAGGCAGTCTTACGGCCGAACAGCTTGAGGCATTAAACACCTTCAAGTCAGAAGCCGCGCTGCTCCAGACCGAACGCTTGCAAGCCCATCAGGAGAAGTCCTTTAACGAGGAATTCGAAGAGAAGGTCTTGCCGGCAATCGAACGGGAATATCCGGGCATCCCGAAGGAAACTCTCAACGAGATTAAGTTGGAAGTGAAGAGCAAAGCCTTCTCCGAAGAATACGCCAAGACTGATCTTGCCGTCATTTACAAAGGCATGGACGAATTCCGTGGTCGTTATACGGCTCCCCGCAAGGGACCGGAAGACGCGCGCGGCGGCCAAGGCCGTGATGATGGCTCCATTATCGATTTCGATAATGTGACCGAAGAACAGTTTTCCAAATTCACCGATGAGCAGAAGGACGCATACTTTGCCCGCACCAACAGCAAAAAATAATCTCTTGGGAGCTTAAGACCATAATATGTCTAACTCCTTGACCCCAATGAGTCCGACTTACTGGTCCGCCCGCATGGGCCGTAAGCTCTACAAAACCGATGTTTTCCGAAGCATCGCCAATTTTGAAGAGCAGAAGACCCTGACGAACGGCCAGGAAGTGGATCGTCCGTATCGTTCCGACATTACTGTCGAGAACTACACCAAGGGCACTCCGCTTAGTGCTCAGGATCTCTCGGCGACCAGCGATAAGCTGACCGTCAATAACATCAAAGCCCTTTTGATGTATGTCGATAACGTCGACAAGATCCAGAACAAGTATCCCGCCGCTAACTTGTGGGCTGACGAAGCTGCTATTCGCTTGTCGAATACCATTGACGCTGTCTTCTTCTATGAAGCGCTCAACGCCAGCGACACCATCGACGATGGTGACATCGGCGGCACGAACGGTAATGGTATCACCCTTACCTCAGCTAACGTTCTGCGCGTATTCGGCGCCATCAACCGCAAGCTTGATGTCCTGAATGTCCCGCGCAGCTCCGAGCGTTTCTTCGCTCTATCACCTCAGTTCTTTGATGTTTTGTGGCAGTTTATCGCCGGCAAGGAAAGCATCCTCGGCGACAAGACTGGTGAAAACGGCAACATCGGCCGCTACGCTGGCCTTGAGCTCTTCATGAGCAACAACCTGACCGCTTCGGCTGTTTGGACCCCGGCTAACCGCCCGTCCGCTGCTGACACAATCACGATCAACGGCATTACCTTCACCTTCCAGACCACGATTGGCACTGGAGCCGGTGCTGTTTTGTCGGTGACGGACACCGCAACGACTTTGGACAACCTGGTTGCCCTTATCAATGCCGGTGGTGTTGGTGACGGCGTGAACAACGTCTCCGTATCTTCTGCCAACCAGAAGATCATGCAGAACTGGGTCGCTGTCGATGGCACGACTTATATCGAAGTCCGTGTTAAGGGTGGTTCGTTCATGACTGTCACTGGCAGCGATGCCACGGACGTCTGGACCGCCGCTAAGCAGCTCCAGCA